TCATTTCACAGGCCGTATGGCGCGTTTTTTGCGGCGGTAGTGCTGGCGCGTTGTGCTCGGGCTGGTGTGGTCGAGAAGCTCTTGTGCGCGGCGTTCATCTTCTGCATCTGAGCCAACCTTTGCTCGCAGGTCGTGCCGGGTGAAACCTTCCTCGAGGTCAGACAACTCGATGGCGCGCGTCATGCTTCGGCGCCAGCTCTTGTCCCATGGTTTGCTCTCGCCGCGCTCGTTGACGTAGCACTCGCCCTTGCTGTTTGGCAGCAGATAGAGCGACCGAGTCGGCTTGCAAGCGCGTGCTTCCTCGATGGCAGCTTGCAGGGCGTCGGTCATTTCGAAAACAACCGGCCGCTTGTTCTTTGTAACGTCGACCATCAGCGTGGTCTCGCTGACGTGCGCTTCCATGATGCGCAGGCAATCTGACTTGCGAATGCCGGTGAGCATGACGATGGCGGCGAACGCTCGCTGCTGGCGCGTTGCAACGGTTTGCCAGGCGGCAAGCTCCCAGTCTTCGACGTAACGATCGCGCGCTTTGGCCAGACCATCGCGCTTCCCGAAATACTTCACTGTGCCCTTTAGCGGGTTGCGCTCTATCACACCCCAGCGCACCGCAGCGTTCATCACCTGGTTGATCACCTTTAGATCGGTGTTCGCCACCTGCATGCCTTTCTTTTTCGTCAGTGCATCCATGTAACGGTACATCAGCTTGGGGGAGATGCTGCCGGCAGGGTTGTGACCAAGGCCTTTACGCAGCCGGCGCAGTGCGACCTTATAGCCATTCTGGGTGCTGATCCCTCTTGTGGGGAGCACCTCGGTTTCGTAGCGATCGATCAAGCTTGCGAGCTTCTCGGTCAGCTGTAGATCCTGAATTTCGGCGAATGCCCGCAGTGCCTCGCTGTAGGTTTTGCCCAGCCGGTACCAGGTCTTGCCATCGAACATCTCTCGTTCGTGCAAGCGAGGCAGGTAATAGTAGGCCCCGTGCTTGTACTGCCAACGCTTCGGCATGTCCTTCATGAGTCAAGGAACCCCATATCGATGCTAGCTTCTTCATTATGGGCATCGTTTGCCGCATCCCCTCCGAGCGCCTCAATCGCTGCCTGGCGCAGTACCACTGGCCACCCATCTGCTTTGACCCGATAGGGAATGCCTAGTGCATCCAGGTGCTGGCGCTGACTAGCGCGTCTGGCGCAGCCGGTCAGCTCTTTCAGTTCCACCCTTGAAAGTACCAGTCCCATATCAGTCTCCTGTATGCCTGCGCCCACCGTGGCCACGGCCCGGGCCCGCTCGCCATTGTTGTTCCTGTTCCCCAATAGCCTCGTTCTGCTGGCGCTTCAGTAGTGCCTGGACTGCTGGGTTGGCATCCAGGGTGGCCAGCCTTTGCAGTTCTGTTCGCTGGCGCTGAATGATCCGCATGGCCACGTCTGCCAGCTGCCAGCGGTCCTCTGGCGTTCCGCCGTCCATCCGTACTTTCCCGAGCCCGTAGCAGCCGCCGCAGGGGTTGGCCTTGTTGCCCTTGATGGCGTCACGGCCGCTGCCAAGGCAGAGGGCGCAGTCGTCCAGGGCGATTTCTTTCCAATGTTGGCGCCAGTCGTCCTTGGTGGTAGCACTCGATACTTCTTTGTCGAGATCGAGGTACACCACCAGGACCTGGCCCTCGAGTGGGCCAGACCCCGGCGTCTCCGCCTGCACGACGAATCGACCGCCTTCGGTTTTGTGAGTGTGTGAGGCCCTGGTCACTCGGCTCGCTCCCTGTCTTTTGTACGGTCGTGTTCGATGGCTTTTGTGCGATCAGACGTACGCCAGTCTGGCCACTCCCGCTGCTCGTTCTTGCTCAATTTGGCATCTAGCCCGGCGACAACTTCCGCGGCGGTGTGACCGGAACGCCAAGCGCCATCTAACGCAAGCAGAACGACGTCGATCCACTCCTCGAGGTCGTTGGGAGCATCCTCTATTTCGCGCAACTCTTTGCGGATGTGGTCGATGACGCCTTGCTGGCGTTCACCTGGCCCGAATGTGCGGGTCGAGAAAGCGATTTGGCGGTGCATGTGAGCAACCATGTCTAGATGATTGCCGCGGGCGAAGCGCTCGGCCACCAGCTCTCTGATCGGCTTGACGCCATGCCAGTCGCCTGGCTCTCCACTGGCCCCGGTGACTAGCTGATAGATTTCATGCACGGTGGAACGCTGTGTGCGGGCTTCCTGTGCGTGCGTCTTGGCCTCTAGGCGGACAGCTTCAAGCTTCTCCGCCAGTGCGTCGTACTTGTCTCGCCGCACGTACTCAACCGCTTCGTCCTGATCCATGCCGTATGCCGGTGCCGGATCGTCACACCAGACATAGCGAAGCCGTCCTTCATCGCGGTCGGGTATCAAGTAGATACGCTCTACCGCTTCTTGTTTGAGTTCGTCCATTTCAGTCATGCCGCCTCCTTATGCTTCAGTTGCTGGCGCCGACGCATGCGAGCGGCCACGGCTGATCGGCGTGCGGCACCGTTGGCCCTGGCGCGCTCGCGGATCCAGTGGGGCATGCCGGCCACGCGGCGATAGACAGACTGGGACGAGACCGGTTTTCCGATGGCGGTGAGGTGTGCGGCCACCTGGGCGATGGTCATCAGCTGCGCCTCGAGGCAGTCGACGACGGCTTGGTCTATGTCATCCCAGTCGATCCGCCGCCAGCCCTGACGATCATGTCGCATGAGCCCGATGCGTTGGGCTGCGCCTTGAACTTCGATGATCCCACGACCCAGATCGGCAGCTATGTCGGCATACCGCCAGCCAGCTTTGACCAGTTCATCGAGGCGGTCGTACTCTTCGCGGGACCATTTCCGGTGCTTGCGTGTCATGCCGCCACCTCCTCTTCCTTGTACTCCAGAAGTTGGCATAGTTCGGCAACGATGCCGGCAATCGCCTGCGTCTCTTCGTGAGCCTGCATGCGCCACTGGTGCGCATGATCGTCATCATCTTCGTCGCTATCGATTGGCTCCCGCTTGATGCACTTGAGGCGGAACTCGCTGGTCAGGCGAAAGTGGGTGCGATCGAAGATCATGCCCAAGTCCTCGACCCGGTACCCGGCGCGCAGCTGATCGAGCAGCTCTTGGTTGCCGGTGATGTCGACGCCTGCATAGGTAACTTTCTCGACCTCTTCGAAGCGGCGCACCAGCAGGGCGTGGTCATCAACATCGAGTTGGCCGAAGGCTTGGTCGTCTTCTCCCTCGATTAGCTTCTGGAGTCGACTGGTTATGCCATGCTTGATGTCGCTGATATGAATCGTCTGTGTCTTGACGCTTCCAGCAGCAGAGATCAGGGAATTCACTAGCGCGTCAGCTTTCGACTTTCCGCCGGTATTGACGATCAGTAGCTGATGCTCCTGGTGGTAGAACGCCCATGTGTAGGAGGTGCTTACCAGCGCTTGCTCGCACAGGGCGAAGAAGATTTCTTCCTTAATGGCCTGCCGAGTCTTGCGCGGCACCTTAGTGCCTTGCGCTTCCTCGATATTGGTGACTTCCTTGTCGGTTTCCGCCTGCAGCACCTTCGGCGGGATGACCTTCTCGTCAGTGCGAAGGCAAATGGCAAAGCCGCCTGGGAAATCTGTCACCAAGTCGCCTGTCACCTCGTTCATCACGAAGCAGTGACGCTTGTACTCCGTATCGCTTAATTCTCGATAGGCGAGCTCTGCGAAGTGCTGGCGCAGGCTCTCAATGCTAGGAAGCTCTGCTTTGAAAACGATGGCATTACTGATCATGTCTTACTCCCTATCCGGCGTTGCCGATCAGTGCGTGTTGTCTTGTTCGTTCAGCCGATAACAGGCGATGCCGTCGCCGAGCAGGTCGCTACCTGCCGGCTTGAGCAGGCCCTTGCCTGCCAGGGACTCGACCGTGCGGTAGTGAACGGGTGTGCCGTCGAAGAGCCGCCCCCCCCATGCATCAGATGGGCGACTTGTCCGGTCTGGCGCATGGTGTCGATCAAGCGTTGCTGTGGTTTCGTCAGTTGCATGTCGAGTCCTCGTGTCTTCCAAGACACTGGTTAGGCTGCCGACCGCGCTGGCGGTAGCTTTCCAGGTGTAATGGGGGTTGCGCGGCCACCTGCTGCAGGTCGAGAGGCACGATCCGGCTTAGGCTGTCTTCCATGCCTTGATCGGGCCGGAATCGCCCCAGCTCCTCCCATGTGAACTTGCCGGCCTCGACGGGATCGGGCGTGTAGCCACAGGCGCCGGGGCGGTGGTAGGCGCTATGCCCCTTATGCCAGATGAGATAAAGCGGTTCGTCAGCGGGAAACAGGACTCCCTTGAGGGTCTCAGCCCGCAGGAAGTCCATAGCCTTCACGGCTTTGGCCAGCTCGATCTCGAGGCGCTGGCGGCGAAGTCCCTCGTTACGCTTGCGGCGAAGTTCGCCTGGGTTGTCGACGTATAGGGCGAAGCTGGCTTCGTTGCTGACTCCGTACTTGCCTGTAACCACCCACCACATGTTGTTGATGTTGTAGTAGGCAAAGCCGGTGCTCATTCGGCCTTTCCTGTCAGCGAAGTAGACGCGCTGTCCGTGCTCGATCAGCTTTCCGTCGGCAGATTTTCTGTTGCAGTCACTGATCGTGTAGTTGCTGATGTCGCCCTTGAAATGCCAGCTAGTACGCCAGCACCCTTCGACCCATTCCATTGCGGTCAGCGCACTCGTACCGCACTTCGCGTTGCGACCATCACGCGGCTCGTCGTTGAATTCGTAACCGGCGAAGATGTTGCATAGATAGGCGCGAAGCCGCCGCCGTGTGCGCTCCATCTCAAGCCACAGCAGATAGGGCATCCGCTTCTCTTTGCCGAAGTCGTAGCGACCGCCATTAGGGTTATCTCCGTTAGCTACGTCTTGCCACATCGCGAACTCGATGTGGCGGCCGCTTAAGCCAAGAAACCCCTGTAGGTCCCCCTTGCGACAGTAGCGATGGTTCTCAGCGAAGGAGCGGCTGTACTGCTTGATCATTTCCGCCGGCACCTCGGTGCGCCATCCCATGCGGCGCAGCTGCTGTGCCATGCGCAGGAAAACGTCTTTCTTGAACTGGTGCTCCCACTCATAGAGCGCTGGGCCTTCCGGCTCTTCCCATACGTGAAGGCTAGCGTCGTGTAAACTGACGACTCCCTCGCGATTGATCTGTGGCATATATCGCTCCTTGGCCCGTGGGCCAGTGTGGGTGTCAGGAGGCGTCCGCAGCTTCCGGCGCCGGGGCCATTAGCGCTTCAGCCAGGGGTGTGGTCGGTTTCACCGCCAGCATCACGATCTCGGCATCTTCGTTGCTCCAGCGGCCCAGCTCTGCAAAGCCTTCCGGTGGGGCGAATGGCAGCACGTCGATGTAGGCCTCGATGTCAGCCAGGTAGCGCTCGCTCTCTTCCGGCTGCTCGTCTGGATCTGGCTCATAGACGACGTCGAGATACACCTCGAAACCCATCGGTTCGAAGATGTCCTTCACGGGACGCTCCTCAAGCAGCGGATGGTTCGTCAGTTGGTCGATCAGTCGCATGTCGATCTCCTTTTTCTCTTCCAAGCCACTGGCCAATCCACTGAACGCATGTATGCGTTGAATGGGCTGGCCACTGCCCTGGTCGGGTAAAAAGCCCCGCCCGCAGGCGGGGAATGCAGGGAATTCGAGGCTGGCGCCCGGGGCATGTCGGGGTGGACCCCGTCACCAGCTGCTGGCGTTTTGCTCGTGTTCTACCTGGCACAGGCCAGCGATACCGGTAGCGAGCCCCACCATTCCCGCCGTGGGGTGGGCGGCGTCTATTCAGTTGGCGGCGAGCCCGATGCCGGCGGTCACCGTGATGCTGGCGCCCTCAGTAGGCGGGCAGCGGTGTGCCTTGCCGTCGTAGTCCGGATGCCCGAAGCGTTCACTGGCTGGCACGCCCTGGTTGGCTTCGCTCTGCCATTGCGCCACTCCCTGGCAGTAGTCCCGCCACATTGCGGATTCGAGCTGGCGCTGGTCGTCGGGTAGGGCGGCGAGTAGTAACCCAAGAATGGTGCCGCTCAGAATCGCGGGACCGATCAGTCGAGTGTTCATGCCGGCTTTCCCCCTTCGAGCAGGTTGGAGAGCGCATTAACGGCCTCGCCGAGCTGGCGCAGAGAAGCTAGCCGTTGTTCTGGAGAGCTGGCGGCGCCAGGCAGTGCAATTGCTTGGCGAACACCCCATCCCTCGGTCCAGCATTCGTTAGGCTTCTTGGTGTCTACGCTCAGCTCATGGCCTCCGTGGGTATGGATGCTGGCGCGGTACTGGACGATGGCCTGATGGTTGCCCTGCATGTTCAGCGCCATGGCTTGCAAATGGATGCGACTGATCAGCAACTGCAGATCATCGCTAAGGCGGTGATGTTTGAGGATTTGAAGCTCGGTTTTCATGCCATCACCTCGGCTTCACGACGCTGTATCCGCACGATGCGCACCGGCTGGCGCACACGCTGTGCCGGCTGCTGGGGAGCCATCGCGCTGACGATCAGCGCCAGCAGCAGCGGCGCAATCCAGCCACGGCGAATGCCTTTGACTATGGCGTCAGCGGCCCGGCTAGCGCTTAGCCGGTAGTAGAGGGTTTCGGCGGTGCTCTTCACGGTGGCCGGGCTGATGCCACGCTCCCGGGCGATTTCCTTCTGGGTCATCCCGCTGGCCAGGCCGGCCAGCACCATGGCCTGTTTGGCGGTGGGCCAGTCCGATCCCCGCTTGCCGATGCGGCAGCGGAAGCCGGCGAAATCGATGGTCTGCGGTGGCGGTGTGTGTTCCATGAGAGGCTGCCCATCCGTGTTGCGATCCGATGGGGTAGAGTAAAGCAATGCTTTCTTTACTAGTCAAGCGTGGCTTTATTGTTTGAGTGTGCAGGCACAAAAAACCCGCCTCGAGGGCGGGTTAGGTAGTGATGGTAGAGGGCCGACCTCAGGCGGTGTGGGGGGAGATGCCCGAGTACTTGTCGCTGCGCCGTGCCTCTTCCAGGTCATAGGCGTTCTGCAGGCGTAGCCAGTAGCCATCGCTGGCACCGAAGTAGCGTGACAACCTCAGTTTGGTGTCGGCGCTTATAGCGCGCGCTCCACGGGTGATTTCGCCGATCTCCGTGGCCAGGACATTCTTGGTCAGCCCCATGGGCTCGATGAATTCCTCGAACAGGATCTCGCCAGGGTGGATGTTGGGAAGCTGTTCGGTCATGACTTCCTCCCCAGTGGTAGTCGACGATCTCGACGTCTAGGGCGCTGCCTTCTTCGAAGCGGAAGCGCAGCCGCCATTGGTCATTGGGGCGGATGCTGTGCCGGCCGGCACGATTGCCCTGCAGCGCCTCGAGGCGCTGCAGGGGGGGGCGCAGGTCATCCAGGGATGCGGCGGCCTCGAGCTGACGCAGTTTCTTCAAGGCATTGCGCTGAATGTCGCCGGGCAGCTTGCGCGTCACTCGCCCTCGGGCGATGGCACGCGGAGTGCTTGTCCTTGAAGCTCTTGATCATCCGGTGCTCGCCCTCTAACGCTATGCGTTATATGACTCATAGCGTTATGTCGGCCACAAAAAACCCGCCTTGAGGGCGGGGTTTGCCTTGCGCTATTCAGCGGCTACGGCTTGGCTTGATCGGCCTGGATGATATTAAGAGGCAAGCCGTAGTGAACCTCGCCATCAGCGTTGACTTTTACTCGAATGGCCTTGGGTTCACTGATCTCCAGCGGAGAGAAAACAAAGTTGGCTTGTATCACGCCTGGATGGTCGTTAGTGGCGTTGCCATTTGTGGGCATTTCCTCAGGAGAAAAGGTAGCGTTTGCTATCGTATCATCACCTAGAAATACCTCTATACCAATCTCTTTGGGTGGTTGGTCTTTGTCATGCACGCAAAAGACAGTTGCGCAAATCTTGGATAGCGTTGAGGGGATTTTCGTGACGTGCATGCTTCCAGTGTAAGTGCCAACGTAGGTGAGCTTATTGCCCACTTCTTGCCGGATGTCGTCACTATAGAGCGTAAAAATACTGTGGATCATCAGTTAGATCCCTCAAAAATATGGCGCTGGCGGGTCAGCATTTCATCCATGGTGTTCATGTCGACTTGAAGCGCTTTGCATAGCTTTTTCATGGTTTCCCAGGCGACGTTCTCCGAGCCTCGCTCAATTCTAGCGACATGAGACTGACTGCTACCCAGCAAGTCAGCCAATTTAGCCTGTGACCAGCCAAGGCGCAGGCGAACAGTGCGAATGGTGTCACCCTCGTCGCCTTGTAGCTTGCCGGCGAGTTTAGCTCTAGCACGTGCAAGCGCAGCTTTTTTACGAGGATTGCTCTCAGACTTGGCAACGACATCTTCAATGGCCGTATAACCCGCTGGAGCAGAGATAGACGGATACCTGTGCTTTTCGAAGCTGATGATCTTCCCAGGAGCGCTGGACGTGGTCGCAGCGTTCGACTGATCAAAGGTCTTCGTAGGCGGCCAAGATGCGTTGTGATAGCGGATGGTTGGGGTCATAGTCAAACTCCCTAGGGGCGATGCCCAAGACGTAGTACCGAGACTCTGTAGGAATATAGGCGTAGATCACTCGCCAACGCTTTCTCTCATCTTCGAGCTCCCACACTTTGAGCCTCCATAGATCCTTGCCTTGGCGCCATAGCTGGACCCACTTATTGACGTGGAATGAGGCCCCATCCCCTCGCTTGCCAAAGTCGTGCTCAAGCATGGCTTCAAGCAGGGCCTCGTTACCTCGTATCTCCTCGAGGGTGGCCACGATGAGTGCTGCTGCATCCTCATCTGACTCCCAGAGCTCATCCAAGTCTTGTTGAGCGTCATGATGTACGAAAAGATGCAGCATCATATCTACCTAGGTATACACCGTCAATTTAGGCCGTCTATAGGTCTGTGTAAATCTGTCTATCTATACAGATCTCAGACTCTATGGCTGTCACATGATGCCAAGTCTAATCACAGCCGCGTCTTGGCCTCCACGGCCACGCCAAGGATTCGGCAGTTGCCATTGATGGGGATCAGCGGGTAGGCCGGATTCAGGGCGCGTAGGTAGCGCCTACCGCCGTCCTCGATCAGCTGCTTGAACGTCGCCTCGTTGCTGTCGTCCAGCTGGGCGGCCACCAGCTTTCCCGGCACGGCTTCAATGCCGGTGTCGAATAGCACCAGTGTGCCCTCTGGGATGCTGGGGCGGCTGCTTGCAGGCGCCGTCATCGAGTCGCCCTGCACCTCGAGCCAGAAGGCACGGCCCTGGGCACGATAGTCGGTGGCTTCCTCTTGGGGTTCGGCGCCGGGCTCATAGGGGGTCACGCATTCCGTCCAGGCGCCGGCCTGAACGCGGCTGATCACTGGATAACGGTAGTAGCGGATAGGCTGCGGAGCTTCTTGGGCATTGAGGGCCCCGCGAACGGTATCGCCGCGGTTGGCATCCCCTACACGCGGGCCGCTTGGCGCTACCTCGTCTACCTTTGGTGATTGGTAGAACCAATCCAGGCTCAGGCCTGAAAGCCTTGCCAAGACCGCCAGATTAGCTGACGACACCTTGCCAGAACGCGCCCATTGGCCCACCGCCTGGGGGGATACGCCGGCTTCCTCGCCAATCCTCGCCTGGGTGCACCCGTTCTCTTTGGCGAGCCTGATCGCCTCCTTCACGCGCGCCTTGAAAACCTCAATGTCTTTCACGGCGTTCGCCTCTGTTAAGCACTGCTTTAATTATCGCAGGGGTAGGCAGTGTCTAGAAAGCAAGCTATGCTTTCGCATAAATAAAGCCATGCTTTAGGTTTGCGACATGATTGAGAAAGCGATCGACCACTTCCATGGGTCTCGCTCTGCACTTTGCAAAGCCATCGGAATGACCCCGCAGTTCTTGTCTCAAGTCTGTACCGGCAAGCGGCCTCTTCCGCCGCGTTATGCCGTTCTCATTGAAGAGGTCACAGGGGGAGAAGTGACGGCGTCTGATCTTCTGCCTGATGTCTTTTCCCCTCGCTCTACCCCAAAGCTTATCCCCGATCGGGTTCCCGCAACGACCACCTGAACGGGGTGGATAGTCATACAGGTATTTATCAGGGGGAGGGGCGCGAGATGCCGGAAGTCACCGCCAAGCAGGATGCCGCCGATCAGCGTCGACATGAGCTCATTATCGAGTCAGCGCGACTGGCGCTTCAGATAGAGGATGCCGAGAACCGTGGCAATGCTGTCGCTGAAGCACGCCGTCGGATGACCTATCACACCGGTCAGGCAGAACTGACCGGATTGACCAAGGGCGGGTCGCTTGCTGCCCAGGAGAATCATCTGGTGCTGGCGCGAACGTATCAACGCGAACTGTATCGGCTTGGAGGAGAAGAGTGATGAATCAGGGTATTTCAACGCTGGAGCATTGGCAGGTAGAGCCTGAGCTTGGGGGGGGGATTGGTCAACTTCAGCGCGTGTGCTGCGAAGCCGCTGAGCTAAGGAGGAAGGATAACGAAGCTCAGGCTCATGAGACGGAGCTGCTGGCGGAAATTAGCGAATGCCGCCAGCAGCTAGGCATTCCTCATTCGTCGATTAGGCGCCCTGGCGAAGATGGGGCTGGATCATTGGATACAAGCCGTTATCTGACAGATCGAAGCGGCAGGCCTCCGCAGCCTGCTCAGGAAGAGTGAAGCCATGGAGTTCCCGATGCAGAACATGTGCCAGCGTCTGGTTATCCAACTCCCGCGCCTCAAGCGGCATCAGGCGCATCTTTTCCATGGCAATCAGCCGCGCGCCTTCCAGTCCTTCAAGTGGAGCCCATTCTGTGCCCAGTTCAAGCCTAACGCTCTCCGAGTAGCAGAGAAGCAAGTAGTCCCGGAAAGCTTCCTTGAGGGCTGTTTGGAGATGCTTCGTTCGCCTCGAGCTTCCAGTGAAGGCCTCATGAAAGTCGGCAGCCTCGTCACGGAGGTTTTTCCAAGTTTTTTGATAAGGAAGTCGATTGTCTTCGTTGTAGGTCACGGTGCTGCTCCATTGAGTTTTGTGGCAATTCCTAATGTAGCGGGTGAAACCGTGGCCATCTATCTCGTTGGAGGTGTCCATGTCAGTTGAAGCCACCACCTGGGCCCTCCACCAGCAGGCCGTCACGGATCCCGGTGCCCGGGCGGTGCTGTTCGGCCTGGCCAACCATGCCAACCACGAAGGTCGGCATGCCTTTCCGAGCGTGGAGCTGCTGCGCCGCTATACCGGTCTGGGGCGTCGCACGGTGATCGCCAAGCTCAAGCTGCTCCAAGAGGAGGGGGTGATCCGCAAGGGCAATCAGCGAGTAGCCGCGGCGATCATCGACCGCGCCGACCGTCGCCCCACGGTATACGACCTGGCCTTGGGCATGGGGCTCGAGGGTGTCGCCCCGATCGGTGACGAGCAGGAGCCGGATATGCAGACCAAGCCGGGTGCAATTATTGCACCCCGTGGGAATGGCTCACGGGATGCAGATAGTGCACCCCGTGAAGGTAGCGGGGTGCAGGATTCTGCCAACGGGGTGCAAATGACGACGCCACGGGGTGCAGGAGCTGCACCCGAACCGTCCTTAACCAACCCCTACTCTCTCTCTGTTGAGGGTGGCGAGCCTAGCGAGCATCCGATTTTCGAGCAGGCTGTTGGCCGTGGCGACGACGGCCAGCCCTTGGCTAGTGATCACCGCTTCGCCATGACCCTTGATTGGCAGCCCGAGCCCGAGGCATTCGCCATGGCCTGCCAGCGCGCCGCCCTGGCGACTGATACCGAGTACACCCCGGCGCAACTCGCCAAGTTCACCGCTCACCACGCCGATTCTCCAGGCCGTTGTCATGGTCAGGCAGCCTGGGTCGCCAAGTTCGTCGACTGGATTCGAAACGATAATCGCCGCACCAAGGCGGCAAGCGCCACCACAGGAGACCGCCATGCAAACCGCACAGGACATGCTGGCCAGCCCCACGCCCAGCTCAGCGCCGGTGAGGCTCGTCGCAGGGCTCAACAACAGCGCCAAGGCCAAGCGGCAGGAGCGCCAGCAGGGTCGGTCTACGACGGGGACTATGCCCCCGGTCACTGAGGACACCATCGACTGGCTGTTCGATGCCCTGTGCCAGTTGCATGGCGCACTCTGGCGCCGCCGTGCCAGCGAGGCCGGCTGGGGCGACACCATCGACGGACAGTTCGTCCCTTTCGATGCCACCGGCGAGTGGCTGCGGGCGCTGCAGCACCTGAGCGTGGTGCATGTTCGGTGTGGCCTTGAGACGCTCAACGAGAGCGCCGCCGAAGCGGTAGCTAAGGGCGTGACCGCCTGGCCACCGGAGAGCGCGATGCTGTTCGCCAAGGCCTGTCGCCTGCGGCCTGAGCCGCTGGGTCTGCCGAGCCTCGAGGACGCCTGGCGCAACCTGCAGGACCACGTCTTTGCCGGTCAGCCGTACTTGCATGAGGGCGTTGAGGCCGCTGCCCAGCACACGGACCTGCACAACCTGCGCCGCGCCAGCTATTGGGAGCTCGCCGAGCATCGTCGAGCCTTCGCCCACTACTACGCCAGCGGGAATGCCCAGTGCGTAGTTGAGCGGGCAGCGCGGGGCGAGAGCCTGCGCCCCCGCGCCGCCATCGGACACGACAGCCAACTGAGCCCAGCCGATCGTGCGGCCCGTGCTGGCGCCGAGAGAGCTGCGCAGCAGGCCGAGGCCGCCGGCATGCCGCATGCCATGAATGCACACCAGGGCCTCGCTGCTCTGAAAGCCGCAACGGGGAGGGCGTGATCATGACTGCAGTGATGCAACCGACAGGCCGCGAAGTGTCCTGCGAGGGCTATGACGACGTGAGCCGCTCAGGCCGCGCCAGCCGTCAGCAGGAGGCCGTACTCAATGACGTGGCCACCCATGGGCCATCGACCCGGCACGCGATCGCTGAGCGTGTGGATCTGCCGGTCTCGACCATCTGTGGCCGCTGCAAAGAGCTGCTCGATGCTGGGGAACTGGAGGTGGTCGGCACAGTGGGCAAGCCGGCTCGGCAGGTGCTGGGCGCAAGGGCGGGTAGGGCGGAACTAACCGAGATCCACAAAGGAGGTGCTCATGTCTGATACCCGGCTCCCTGGAGGGCTACAAGCTCGTCGTGCGGCGATGCTGTGCCAGAACGAGAGGTTCTGCCTGTATCTGGATGCCAAGCGCAGGGCCGCGTATGACCTGACTTATGACGAGCTACCCGACGGCACGCATACCGAGACCGACGCGGCGGACGCTATCAGGAAGGCATGTGGAGTATCTAGCCGAGCCGAGATCGATCATAACGACCGCGCCCGGGCGATGCTTGATCGAATCGCCGCTGACTATCAGCGCTGGGAGCGCCAGCAATTGCAGTGGAGGAGCGCATGAGCGAGAACAAGCACCCCGCCGAGACGGAGGAGCTGGCGCTTACTGAGGATGGCGGATTCTGCGAGTGGTTGGATCTTGTCGCACCCAACCAGGTGGCCGGCGGGTGGCCGCATAACGCGACTACCGCAACACGATGGTTATGCCAGGAGTGTGGCGTCGAGTCGCTCGCGGATCTTTCGACCAGCGCAACAGGCTGGCGCGAGTTTCGTGACATCGTGCGCCGGTACCGGCTCTGGGCGGATCAGATGGAGCTTGAGCTATGACGATGATCGAGAAGCATGACGCCAACACCGGCGGGCGTGACTTCCTGGTCGGCGACATCCATGGCCAGTACGACCTGCTCATGGCAGCCATGGCCCGCGTGGAGTTCGACAAGACTCGGGATCGGCTATTCAGCGTGGGCGATCTGATCGATCGAGGCGCGCAGTCCTTCGACTGCCTGTCCCTCCCGTTCGAGCCCTGGTTCTTCGGAGTCCGCGGCAACCACGAGATGCTGGCGCATGATGCGCTGATCGGAGATGGCGCCCCGGGGGACGATTGGCTCAAGCATGAGCTATGGATGAACAACGGCGGCATCTGGGCACTGAGCGAGAACCTCAAGGAAGTGAAGGTGATCTTGGGGGAGGCGCTGCGCTACCTACCTTATGCCCGGGAACTGCGCGTGGCCGGCAAGCGTATCGGCATCGTGCACGCCGAGCCGCCCGGTGACTGGCAGCTGCTCGAGCTAGAGGACCACCCGGCCGGGCGTGAGCGCCTGGTGTGGGGGCGGTCTCGGATCAAGGAGGGAGACGCAACACCAGTCGCGAGCATCGATGCCGTGGTAGTGGGGCACACCATCGTTGGCGCCACGACCACTCTGGGCAATGTCCACTACATCGACACGGGGGCTTTCGTGACCGGCAACCTGACATTGATCGATGCGCGCGAGGTGTTGGGATGAGCTGGCGCCAACCAACACGCCGGGCCGTGCCGGCCCGAAAGCCTCGAGTCAATAAAAGCGGTTCACCGCGCAAGAAGCCTGTCGATTGGGAAGGCCAGGAGCAGGCCGCGCTGATGCTGTGGCTGCAGGGTGAGTTGCACCGGCAGACGGCCGTTGCACCGGCACATGAGCATACCTATGCGGTACCCAATGGCGGCAGCCGCCACGGCAAGGAGGCTGCAAAACTCAAGGCGCAGGGCGTGCGTTCAGGTGTCAGTGACCTGGTGATTGCGGTACCGAGAGGCGGGCATCACGGGCTCTACCTGGAGCTCAAGGCGACACCCCCGCGCGATGCGGGCCTGGCTGAGTCGCAACGGGAGTGGCTGGCGCGGATGGAAGAGGCCGGTTATTGCGCAGTGCTGGCGCTGGGGCTGGATCAGGCCAAGGCGGCAATTCGGGAATACATGAGCATGCCGGCCACCCAGGTGATGGGGGACCGGGAAGAAATCACACACGGCAGCGATTGGAGACGTTGAGCATGGGAATGGCAGCACTGGAACTGATCGCACGAGGGGGCAACGTGGACTATCAGCGTCTCAGCATTGGAGATCTGCGCAAGATCGCACGTCAGGAGCATCCAGAACACACTGACGAGGCGGCGCGGGTGTTTGTCGAGCGGATCGTCGACATGGAGGTGGAGCGGCGCACACAGCATGATGATCGCCTGCAGGGCTATGGCAACGTTAGCCCTACGGCGCTGCTGGGTGAGCTGCCTGGAGGTAGCGGCAAGGCCCGTGAGCCATTGGCGGCAATGTATGACCGCGGTATCAAGACGCATCGCAGCCATGAGGAAGCCAAGCGCTTCATCCAGGCGGCATGCCTGCCCGATAGACAACTGCTGGCGTTGCTCATCCAGGCCCGTAAGTTAGATCGGCGTGTAAAAGGGCAGTGGGGTAAGAGCTACGATCAGATTGCCGCTAATACTGGCCCCTATGCACAGCAACTCGGGTGGCCGCCAGGGATGGCATCAGGGCTGTACCGAAAGGGGCAGGCAATCAAGGACGCGGCGAAAGCAGCTCGGGCTGCGTTGATCTTTCAGTCCAGGCATTGGTAATCGGGCTCTCTTGATTGGCCCATTGTGTTTAAAGTGTGCGACTCTAAATATCTTCCTTGCAATTTTTTGGCAGATTTGCAAAGCCGCCAGCTTTGGCGGCGTTGTAATTTTTTGGACATGTTATGGTTGTGTGGTGCTTTAGTCCAGTAGTGAGTCAAAAAGGTCGTCAAGGCCTTGGTCTTTATTTTTTCTATCATGCCTGGTTTCTTTCCAAGCTTCATACATGTGGTCCTCGTATGCCATTTCATGTTCTTCTATCTCGGATATTTTCTCAGTAATGCTCTGGAATTCAGGGGAAAAGTCGAATCCTGATTTGTCGGCTATTGTGGATAGCGATGCCTTTAGAGTTTCGTAGTCAGACGTTGAGTTGCAGTCTTTAAGTTCATCGTAAAAGAATTCGTCGCGGTATGTGTCTATTAGGTTTTCAATTTCATCATGGAGTTCGTTGCTTTCTTTCTCAAAGGGAGTTGTTTCAAGTAGATTCTCAATCTCATTAGATGAGCAGACTTTCATGGCTTCTTCTATTATGGCTTTAGAAATTTTTGATTGAAGCTCTTCTTTTTTATTGGCGAATGTTAGTGTGCTGTTTGAAACTGTATTAAGTAATACGATGCCGCCATCAACATCGAAAGAGTTAGATGTCAACTCATCGATAGTAGCATCGATTTTTGATCTTGCTAATTCACAGATCACACCGGATTGAAGTCGTTCTGCGGTTTCGATGATGGTGGTAATTATTCTTTCTATGTTGCTGTAGAATATTAAGCCGCCGTAATTAGGCGAGGGTTTTTTTCTGTCATTAAAAAGTCTTTCAAGAGAATTTGCAACTTTTGATTCGTTGGTTGATAGTTGTCTCAGTATATTTTCGTTTTCTGGGTTAAGTGAAAATTTTATAATTTTGTTTGCTTGTTTAAAATCAATGGCTCCCTCGATCATATCGACTGCATTTAGTGTGTCTTGACGGATGACTGAGTTTAGCATGTCAAGAACAGACGGATCGATAACTTTGATTTTTTCTCCAGGGTGTATAAACGATCCATTGAGTTCGTGGAGGGCTCGTCGCCAATTTGAGGGTTCAGTAGAAAACCCATAGCGTTGAGCACGAAGGTAGTGAAGCTTGTTGAATGCTTGCTCTAAGTTAGTCGGATCGCAGGTTCCACTATAGGTATATAGTGAAAGCAAAACACTCCGCCCTGCATCGCTAATTTGTTGCTCGTAGGCATGCCTCCATATCTCTGCAGGGTCTGCAAGCAAGTTGCGGACGAAATCTTGATAGTTCTGAGGGTCTATTGACTTTATGCGTTGAAATGTTGACAGCCATTCAATAAGTCTTGGGTTGAATTTGTTGTGTGTTACAATTTCCTTATAAAATTTATTAGCTAGTAGTGCTGAGCGGTATCCTTTAGGAAGTTGACTGAAGTATATGTGGTTGTAGAGTATTTCTGCCCGCTGCTTCAGGCTGTAAGCGCCAATTTCCAACACGAATCGACTATCAATAATATTTGAATGTTTTAGTTTTTCAGAGGTGGCAATAGCCTGGCGGAGTATGTGTTCGCGTGTAGTCATGACTAATCGCGCACTGGGTGAGGATTGAACCATATCAATAAAATCTAGAATTGCACGATCTTCATTTCTAGTAAATTCTGTGGCGCGCTCGCCAAGGAATGTTGCACCCATGAAGTCATCAAAATAAAATATTTGTTTTTTATCTCTTTGATAGCGTTCTCGGCCAGTTTGGAAGTCATTCATTATCGAAATGATTTCGTAGCCACGCTCAAGGTGTGCATACAGCAGCATTTTAGCGAGAGATGTTTTCCCAACTCCGGGAACTCCGGAAATTATTACAACTCTTTCAGAGTCGAGCATATGAAGAGCTTTAGGGTAGGCATTGCTCATCACATATCGCTGGATGTCTCGATGAATTCGGTAAATTTCAAATTCACTTTGTGTAATAGAGTTGTTGTGAATTACTCGATCAAGTACTGCTCTGCTTGCGAGCCAGAGTTTGTAATACTTTCTTTCTATTGATGGGTATTTCCCGAGTAAATTGTTTAAGTCATCAGCTCCAATTATGTCACCACTTTTTATTTTTGAGCCAAAAATATCCTGTATTTTTGATTTATTGGCTGGAGTTAGACCTACGGAAGTCGTTAATATGTAGCGATTGATGTTTATTCTTGTCTGTTCTATTTTTTCTGCTTCTTTTATAAGGCTGCTTATTAAGCCGGAAAATCCAGTTCCAGCATAATGCTTGCACTGAACTATAATGTCACCATCTGCATGAGAATGCCGAAAGTCTATCCCTTGGTCACGACCGGTCTTAAAAGACTCAAGTTCTATGTTGTCACGCTCTTGGATTAAGTCTCTAGACAAGTTTTCGAAGTCATTTGGAGAAAGCTGTTTGAAGTCGTAGTGAGGCATCTCTAAGCCTATGCGGGTTTTTAAGTGTAGTTTATTTTTTCATCTTAACAGATCCATCAGCCTGTTGGGATGTAGGAAAACGCTGAGCTTTCTGCCTACAACTTATGTCTTAACATTTCGCGCTATACAGATTTTCTGATGGCTTCGTAAGGAGAGCTGGACATCAGAGATGTATCACAGCCATGAGGGAGCCCGGCCCCTCATTCAGGCGGCTGCTGGTGCTGCTCATCCAGGCCCGAGAGCTAGGCCGGCGTGTAAAAGGGGAACGGGGTAGAAGCTACGACCAGATTGCCGCCAATACTGTTCCCTATGCACAGCAGTTGGGGGGCCGCCGGGGATGGCATCAGGGCTGTGGCGAAAGTGGCAGGCGATCAAGGACGCGGCAAAAGCAGCTCGGGCCTCGCCGGTTCTACTGGCAAAGCTATAATTCCTCCCATCCCGAATCTACTACCAAAAGCTCAAGAGTTCTTGCGTCAGTCGGGGGTGACAGCCTGGAAAGAGGCCTATAGGCTGGACTGAGTCCCGGTGGAGCAAGGATGCTGCCAAAGTGAACAATTTTATTGTGGCTGATAGCGTTTTCTTACATTTCTGTGGAAATTTTTCGACAGGTAAATCGCCATATTTTAATAATTTCGCGCAATATATTGAGTTTATATGATGAGTTACGTGACCCCAGAGATAAGTAAAAAATCTTTTAATTGCCCACTGTGTGGCGTACATGCGCATATGTTGTGGTATCAATTTTCAAGGCAGCAAAGCGCAAGGCCTTATACTGAAGCTAAGTGTTCTCACTGTGATGAATCTTCATTATGGCGAATAGATGAAACGCAGGAGACCGTGTATGGTGAGATTATTCCGTTGCGTGGAACTATGTTGTTTCCTGATACTGGCGTTGCCCCGCTTCCTGATAAAGATATGCCAGACGATGTGAAATCAGAGTATCAAGAGGCAGCAAGGATTTCAGGGAAATCACCTCGAGGAGCTGCAGCTTTACTGCGGCTGGGGTTACAGAAATTATGTAGGCACCTTGGAAAAGATGGGAAGAACATAAATTCTGACATTCGATCTCTTTCTGAAGATAATATTCTTCCTCCGATGGTTATTAAAGTTGCTGACACGGTGAGGATTACTGGAAATAATGCGGTGCACCCAGGTGAGATGTCAGAAGAAGACTTTGATCATGTTTCTTTAAGTCTTTTTGATTTGCTTAACTTTATAGTAAGGAAGGCTATTACTGAACCCAGAGAGCTGGAATCTATATATCAGAGAATTCCAGAAAACCCCAGGGCTGCAGCAGAAAAGGAAGATGCAAAGCGTAGAGGGGAGTGATAAGAAATACCACGTACATCGCATCAGTTGGCGGAAGGTTTTCTCTGCAAATTGCGATGGAGTTAATCTAAATATGAAAGAGTTTGTCTGTGAATACAAATATGGTGGTTACTTGTTCCACTTGTGAGCAAGATATTGATTGTCGCATTGGGTACTCGAATCGTACTGTCCAGCCATTAAGCTTTGGGTGTCCGGTTTGTGGTTCGCTTCTCGAAATAACTTTGGATATATCTTGTGCGCCGCAATCAGGTTTTTCATTTAAAGGTTGTCAACCTTGTGAAGATAGAGCTCAAGGTTCATTCGGCAGCGGCAACCCCTTTGTTAATCTCCATCTTGATTTCCCAGTTAGAGAAGGGGGTTATAGAATGGGTGAAACTCCATATTTAATGGCTTTCGAAGAGGTTGAGAAGAACTCAGAAGACCATGTGGTTGCTCAGAGGAAAATGCATGATTTTACGATGAAGCTGGACATTTTAAATGAAATGCACGAGAAAGCCGATGAAGTCAGGCGACTTATAAACTTATATAGCGGGAAAAATAAGCAGCTTTTTCAATTGCGCGCATCTCAGTTTCTGGAGAAGCCGGAAAACAAGTCGCTGCTTCCTCAGGATGTTAATGCTACGCTTTATTTGGTTATAGCAAAGGCATTTTTCCCTTTTACTGTTTTTGGTCAGGGGAAAGAAATATCATCGGCTATGCCGCGCTTAATGAATGGTCTTGATCAAGATAAGCTGGATGAGTTCGTTCTAAGCTTGGAGCAGTCTTCTTTTTTGCCGACTCTTCATCGGGATTGTATTAAATTATATCCAAGGATATTTTACGCGGAGCTTCCTCTCCGTCCGGCTTTGTTTTTGGATATGACTAGGCATGCTGGCACTGAGAAAGTCGCCACTAAAATATCATCACAAGATTTTTTGACTTTAAAAGATCTGTACAAAGATATTATCGAGGTTGTTAATCGTCAGCTTGTTCTAGTTGCGGGGCTGAATAATCTTCAGCACCGAGGTGGTGCTGATTCCTTCAAGGCCATAGACGGCGGCTCTCTTAGTAGCCTTAGAAAATTCTCTGAAAAGACACTTTCGAACAAGTTTAAATATTTGGATGATTGTTGGTTTAATCTGTCCGGCGAGGTTTTTAATCTCGGTCTTCGAAATGCAATAGCACATAATAACATTGATTACGATGTCTCTTCGCAAGTTATCACCTACTACCCTGAGGGCGGCAGGCTGGAGGAGCCGATAGCTCGTAAAATGGTTTTTCTAGACTTTATGCAGTTGTTGCTCGATTCTTTTCGAGAGATGCATAATCTTAATCATGTTATGAAGAGTATCTTGTACTATAAGTATTTGGTTTATGACCGTCGCTATTCCAGTAGTGGGGATTAAACGTCTAATGTGGTGAACCTGGCTTTGCCGAGTGGGCACTACTACTTAAGTTGGGCAAATATCCACTATTGAGGTGGGTTGGCGGAACTTACGCCGAGCGCCATACACCATAAGCCTCGCTGGCCACTAGGCGGGGCGTTTTGCTTTGACGCAGGCGGGAAAGACGGCAAGTCGCTGGGCTCATAATCCAGATATACTGGGCTTGACTCCCGTACCTGCTACCGCTAACGCGCCCTGGTCTTGTGCTGGAACGCTTACGCTTTTGCCGTATCGACCCACTTTCATCCTAGCCCCCGGCTAGTGGGCATGAACTGCCTTAATGCTGGACAAATATCCACTTTTGAAGTAACTTATATGTAGCTTGGCGATAGTTACGCCGGGCGACATACAACATCACGCCTCGCCGATTTCCCGGTGAGGCGTTTTGCTTTGACGCAGGCGGGACAGACGGCAAGTCGCTGGGCTCATAACCCCAGGGATACCGGGCCCAACTCCCAGGCCTATTACCACTTTAACGCCCTGGCCATGTGCCGGGGCGTTTGTGTTTATGCTGCCTCACTCGTCCCCCCCGAATCCAGTTCTCCAGCTGGTGGGGTGGCGACGTCTGTTGATCATGCGCCGCCAGGCGCATTGCCCGCCGTACCGGGCTTTTCTTTAGCCAACGCAATGACGAGCCGAGTCCGCCATGTCTTCACGAGTCGCCATCGAAGAGGGCGCCCGCATCGCCCCGGTCGGCTTCGGCTGGGCGACGATCATGAATGCCGATCCTGCTACTCAGGTGGGTCTGGGCGCCGGCATTCTGACCTGCCTCTACATGCTGGGGCAGCTGTGGTGGATATGGCGCCGTGCGCGTATCGAAGACGAGAAGCTAAAGATGCTTAAGCGCGAGCATCTGGCCGAGCTTGCCGCCAAGCGCGACACAGGATCATCTCAGTCAGTGGGTGAGTCATGAGAATGCTCAAGCGCATCGGCATTGCAGCCCTGGGTAGTTCGACGGCCATGGGGCTGGCACTGAGTACGGTGAGCCACTTCGAAGGCAAGGAGAACGCGGCCTACGTCGACCCAGTAGGCGTAGTGACCATCTGCTATGGCCACACCGCTACCGCCCGAATAGGCCAGACACACAGTGATATGCAATGCCAGGAGCTGCTGGCCAACGACCTGGGCGATGCATTCGACGCTCTCGACCGCTATGTCGATGTCGATCTGCCGCCTGCGCGCGAGGCGGCGCTGGCGTCGTTCGTCTACAACGTCGGCGTCGGTGCCTTCCAGCGCTCGACCCTGCTGCGTAAGCTCAATGCGGGGCAGGTGGTCGAGGCATGCAACGAACTGAGCCGCTGGGTATATGCCGGCGGCAAGCATCTGGCCGGGCTGGTGCGGCGCCGAGCAGTCGAGCGTGAGCTCTGCCTCTATCAGCCGCCTGACGAAGCCATGCTGGCCGGCGATGCCGATAAGGGTGAGGGCTGATGGTTTCGACCATTCGCTGGGTGCCGGGCTGGGTGTGGCTGCTACTGGCTGGCCTTGCCGCTGCGGTGACTGGTTGGCTGCATTTGGAGACGGTGACCGCCGAGCGGGAGGCGGCGCTAGCTGATCTACGAGCGGCGCGGATTGAGAACACTGCACTGGTGGCGACTCTTGAATGGCGTCGGCAGCAAGCTGAGCGGAAGGACGCGGCGCTAGCGGAACGAACACGCGCCTTGGAGGCAGCTAATGACGAAACCGCCACCGCTCGCGCTGCGCTGACCCGACTCGAGCGAGATGATGCCGAGACCGCTGACTGGTCGAGCACTGCTGTGCCAGAGGCAGTGATCGCTTGGGTAAAAAAGAATATCGGAAGTACGGCTGCTAGCAGCGCTTCCCAGTGAAATATGAGAAATGCCTGCCTGAATGCGGGCAGTGAACCGAACAGAGAGAGAAAAGCATAAAGGCGGGCGAGCCATTGGTGTTGGAGCACCAAAGGCTCCCCGGCCAACGATGTCTAGGATCGTGAGCCGAGCGCGGCCCGCCCCCCGTGCACGGGAGCGGGCATGTTATCACGTTGATTCCGTTAAGGATGCTCATGACCGCGAAACCCATTATCCCCTGGATCGGCGGCAAGCGACGCCTTGCCAAGCACATCTTGCCGCTGTTCCCGGAACACGTCTGCTACGTCGAACCCTTTGTGGGGGCAGGGGCGCTGTTCTTCATGAAGGAACCGTCGAAATCGGAGGTACTCAACGACATCAACGGCGAGCTGATCAATCTGTACCGCATCGCCAAATACCACCTCGAGGAACTGTACAAAGAGTTCAAGTGGGCGATGAGCAGTCGACAGCAATGGGACTGGTTACAAGTAACGCCACCTGAAACGCTGACTGATGTTCAGCGTGCCGCTCGCTTCCTGTATCTGCAGAAACTGGCCTTCGGGGGCAAGGTCAATGGTCAGAGCTTTGGCTCTGATACCACGTCGCGCCCTCGCTTCAACCTGTTTTCGCTTGAGCATGACCTGTCTGAAGCACACATGCGGCTAGCTGAGGCCACGCTTGAGCACCTGTCCTGGGAGCGAGCGATAGCTAAGTATGCCCGACCGCACACGCTGTTCTATTGCGATCCACCTTACTGGAAGACCGAAGGCTACGGTGTTGAGTTTGGTTTCGAGCACTACGAGCGCCTTGCGGAGCTGATGGCCACGGTGAAAGGCAAGATCCTGGTCAGTATCAATGACCATCCAGATATTCGCCGAGTATTCGCAGGCTTCGATAAGAAGCCGCTACGCATCACTTATACCGCCGGGGGAGGCAAAAAGGCCAAGCCAGCCGGCGAGCTGCTGATTGCGAACTTCGAGCTTGAATGCGCGGCGTAGGGCCGCTGGGCTGCTTATCGGGCAGAAATTGAGATCGTCTCTTGAGATGGCGAGGATTGAATGGCACCCCCGGGCTGGGGGTGCCTGGATCTTCATCAACCTGTTTTCTGGTTAACCATGCAGGAGCGTGACGATGCCAATACCGCTGATTGCTCCTGCACTGCTGTGCCTGATGCTGTGGCTTGGGGGCTGCGCGGCACCTGAACCTATGATGGTGCCGGTGATCATGAAGCCGGAGCTGCCGGCACACCTAACTGATCCCCTCGGGCGCCCCGAGCGCCCTGTGGCTCAGAATCGCGACCTGCTTCAGCTGCTCGCTGACTATGAAGAGTTGCGGCGGAGGGCCAATGCAGATCGCTCCGCGGTTGTGGAGATTATCGACACCAATGAAGGAAGCGAGCTATGAGACTCGCCACCCATTGATCCAGAGGATCTAAAAATCCTGGGCCTCTGTTTGGCGAGAATCTCGCAACTGCTGAGAGTGAGCTCTTCCACATTTTTATACCGCATGATATGTGGCTAGGGCTAACCGGTATCAGCTGGCAAGCACAGAATAGTGATCTTGTCGTTCAGTCAGGTCCCAAAGTTTATGGTCGCCTCAGGTCCAGTGGCACCCTTTGCTTCCATACAGTCAAACCAGAATGAGCCAGGGTTACCTTCGTCCAGGTAGGTAGACGTGATGTATGGGATATTCTTAACCCGAGAATGAGAGGTCTTGCTATCTCCAGCGACTACGCTCCTCGTTACACTTAAGGGAATCGATGTTGTTACCACCTTTCCGTCTTGCTGATATGACTCGTCTTGCGGGTCTAGGTAAGGCTCTGTCTTTTCGAGAGTTAGTGTCAGGCACTCATCGCCAGCCTGAGCAACATTATCTAGATAATCTGCATTCACATTCGTTGCTACGATCGTTCCAAACATCGTTGCAATAAGTGCGATCTTCTTCATTGACAGCTCCGATTTAAAGGTTTTTTGCAACATGATTCTCACCGACGCAGGCTGAGCAAAACAACGAATAGTCCCGAAGGCCTCGGTTACTCGGTGCTCCAGCTACAGGGCTATGTAGTCTGTGAGATGGTGGCAGAACCCACTATTCATAAGTCTAATCTAAATCGCAAGGTGCTGAAGCCTTAGGGTGCGAGAACTAGGCGCATATCAATAAGTTGCTGCTGCCCATAAGTGAGCACTTAAGAGCAACTACATCGGCATCGGTGCTCATCACCTAGTGGATGATGCGCCTGAACCTAGCGTTGTTCGTAACTTTGCTGATTGAGTCTGAAGGCGTTGGGGCCTCCTGCCCACAATCGAATTGCTGAAAATCGCGGGTCCTTCCCGGCAGGGTAAGGCCGGCCACGGGGACGCGCAGGCGCGGTGTTCGGGAAATTTTCGGGGTTCCAGGGTGCTCCGCCGCAGGTGGCAAAGATCTACCGCGGTTGAGCGGCTCGTGAGCTGTGCGACCTGAGCATTCGCAATATGAATTTTCGACCGTCTATGTACGGGTCGGGAGGGAGCAGTTTAGACGTGTGAGGTAGGCCATTCATGGGGGAGGTGATCAACAGCCAGGATGCCTACAACTGGTCTATTAGCCGGATAGCGGACGCATTCGGCAAGGATCGTCGAACCGTTGGTAAGCGTCTCCAAGAGGTCGGGGTTAAGCCGGCGGGTAAGCGGCGCGGTAGCCCCGTTTATGCCCTGTCTGATGTTGGCCCTGCACTTTTCAACGAGGCACGGCGCGGCACAGGCGAGGGTATCAACTTCGATGATTTCCCCGATGCTCGCAAAGCCTGGTATCAGTCTGAAAACGAGCGGCTCAAGTTTGAGGAGCGTACACGCCAACTGATACCTGAAGATGAGTTTGCCCGCGAACTCAGTTTCTTGGCCAAGACAATGGCGGCAGGCCTGGACTCTTTGCCGGATATGCTCGAGCGCGATGCTGGTTTGTCGCCGGAGGCCATTGAGCGCGCCCAGGTGGTTATCGACGGGCTGCGTGAACAGATGTACCAGGCCGCGATCGGTGATAGTGGGGGTGGCGTCGATGACACATACCGCTGACGCTGCCGCTATTCGTCGGGACGTTGCCAGCCTGATAAGGCCGCCCCGGCGTGTGCGGGTCAGCGATTCGGTAGCCGAGTCGATGTATGTGGTGCATGGCAACGGCACTAAGTCGCTATGGGACCCCAATAGCGCCCCCTATATGGCCGAGCCCATGGACTGCATGGGCTCACGGCTCTATGACGCGGTGATTTTTATTGGCCCCGCCAGGACGGGAAAAACGATCGGCCTGATTGATGGCTTCGTCACCTACAAGATTATCAACGACCCAGCCGATGGGCTGATCGTGCAAATCAGCGAGGAAAAAGCGCGCGAGTACAGCAAAAAGCGCCTAGAGCGGAGCTTCAATGCCTCACCGGAGGTGGCAAAACGCCTTAGTCCGCGCGGCCACGATAACAACGTCCACGACAAGACGTTTCGAGCCGGCAACTACCTGGCGATTAAGCACCCCAGCAAGAACGTTTTTGCATCGTCGGATTATCAGTTTGTGCTGCTAACCGACTATGACCGCATGGTGCAGGACGTGGGCGGCGAGGGCTCAGGGTGGATTCTGGCCAGCAAGCGTACCCAGTCGTTTGGATCTACGGGGATGACGTTGGTGGAGACCTCGCCGGGTCGCCCGATCATAGATATGGATTGGGAAACACCGGCCGACGAACCCCACCGGGCACCGCCGACGACCGGCGGGCTGGATCTTTACAATCAGGGCGACCGCCGGCGTCTCTATTGGCAGTGCCCCGAGCGTCGTTGCAGGCGCTGGTTCCAGCCGATTCAAGAGCATTTCAACATGCTGAGCGGCCGGGTTTTTTGCCCGCACTGCTCGGCTGAGGTCGACCCAAAGGCCAAGCGTGCCCTTAACCTGGGTGGCCGTTGGGTACCGGAGGGCTGCGAGCTGACGCTTGAGGGCGAGTTGCTTGGTCAGCGCCGAGATACGCGCATTGCGTCGTTCTGGATGGAAGGGCCGGCGGCGGCCTACCAAACGTGGGCGTCACTGGTGGCCAAGTTGACCGCTGCTGAGGAAACCTACAACACCACCGGCAGTGAGAAAGACTTACAGTCGGTCACGAACGTCGACTGGGGCCGGCCTTACAAGAGCAAGGTTCAAGTCGAGCGCCGGTCAAGCATTGGCTTGATGGGACGCGCCGAGAAGGTCGAGCGGCGCACCGTACCGCGCGGGGTGCGATTTCTCACCGCGACGGTCGACGTTCAGGCCGGGAAGCGGCGCGGCTTTGTCGTTCAGGTGCAGGGCACCGGCGTTAACCGTGAGAAATGGATCGTTGACCGCTTCAACATCACCGAAGATCGCGGCCCGAAAAACGACCAGGAACCCCGCGCGATCGATCCGGCCAGGCATCCCGAGGATTGGGACCTGCTGACGCGCGACGTGTTGCATCGAACCTATCGGCTAGCGGACGACAGCGGCCGGCGTATGCCGATCTTGGCGCTCGGTGTCGATACCGGCGGCGAGAAGGGCGACGGCGATGAGTCAGTCACGAGCCAGGCTTACAACTGGTATCGGGGCTTGAGAAAGCATGGCTTGCAGGCCCGCGTGTCGCTCTTAAAGGGCGGCAGTTCTGACACCGCGAACCGAGTGCGTCGGACAGAACCGGACAACACCGGCCGCAAGAACCGTCACAGCGGCGCCAAGGGCGACGTTCCGCTTTATATCCTCGGCACCAATATTTTGAAAGATACCGTAGCCGCGATGATGGATCGCGAGCGGCCGGGCGCTTGGTATTTGCACACGCCGGATTGGCTCGGCCGTTGGTGGTATGACGAGCTGACTTATGAGGTACGAGACCCCGCGACAGGCAAATGGAAAAAGCCGGGTAAAAAGGCCAACGAGGCGTTCGATCTGCTGGCTTATGACTTGGCGCTGGCCATCATCCTGGGCGTCGAAAAAATCAATTGGGACGCGCCCACGCCTTGGGCGACTGATTGGGATAAAAACCCGTTGATCATCCATTCGGATCAGCAGCGCCCGGCGTCGCCGCCAGCGACCAAGCGGCGCCGTCGCAGCCACATGATAAGGAACCGAAGCGTATGACCGACGAGACCTACACCGCTCGCCTGGCTAAGGTGCGCGAGGCTATCGATAAGATCCTCGAAGGCTCCCAGTCTTGGACGTTTGGGAACCGCCAGTACACCCGTGCCGACCTGCCCACACTCCACAAAATGGAGCAGCGTTACGAGCGGCTAGCTAGCCGGGAGAAAAAAGCGGCCGCCGGAAAAAACGGCCGTAATCGCGTCCGCTACATCGGGTTTTGATTATGCGCCTACCGTTTTTCCCCAAGCCCGAGGCTAGTCTGGCCAGCGAGCGTGAGCGCTTCGCGCGTGATGAAATTTCGCGGCTACGGCAGAGCCAGCAGAGCACTACAGCCAATGTAGGCAGTGAGACGCGCCATCGCGGTGCCAGTCAAATGGTCCGTTCGATGCTTAGCTGGCTGCCGGGGCTTGGCAGCCCTCGACAGGACGCGCCCACCGGCGAGCGCGAGATGCTGATAAGCCGTTCGCGAGACGCCTATCGCAACCACATGCTGGGGCGCGCGGCCATCAATCGGGCGGCTACTAACGTGGTAGGCATGGGGCTATCAGTGCGACCCAACGTCGACGCCGAGGCGCTGGGCTTAAAAGATGATGAAGCCAATGCCATTAACGGTGAGCTGGCGCGGGGCTTTCGGCTATGGGCTGAGAATCCGCTTGAGTGCGACGCAGAGGGCGCGCTTGATTTCTACATGCTGCAGCGTTTGGCCTTCATTAGCGCCATGGTTAGCGGTGACGTGCTAGGGATGACCCCCTATAGCCGGCTCCCTGGCCACATTTTCGGTACCAAGCTGCAGCTCATCGAGGCCGAGCGCGTCAGTAATGGACTGGGGCAGAGGGATAAGCCCGACGAAATAGACGGAGTACGTATCGACGGCCTCGGCCGCGCCACCCATTACCGGGTATGTCGTGGCTACCCCAGCGACCACACTACGCCCCAGGATTTCGATTGGGTCCCGGTCTATGGCGAACGGACCGGCCGGCGGCGGGTGCTTCACCTGATGAACGAGAAAGGGCGCCCCGGCGAAGTGCGCGGCGTGCCCTATTTGGCGCCGATTCTGGAAGCGCTGCAAAAGTTGGAGCGCTTTAGCCAAGCCGAGCTGACCGCCGCCGTTATATCGGCGATGTTTACCGTCGCCATTAAGCATGACCGCAGCGAAGACCCCGAGGACCTTGGCACTAAAGCTTGGGACAGCTTTAGCGATGATCCCAATAAGGCCAATCCAGTAGTCAGTTCCAGCGGCGGCGGAAAAGGTGAGGGAGACAATTTAACCCTTGGCGAGGGTGCCATATGGAACCTCGATGAAGGCGCCGAGCCAGTGGCGATTAGCCCTAATCGGCCCAATGCACAGTTCGACCCCTTCTTTATGGCCATCGTGAAGGAGATCGGCGCCGCTCTTGAGCAGCCATCCGAAGTGCTGTTGATGCACTTCAGTACCAGTTACACGGCGGCCCGGGCGGCATTTAATCAGCTGTGGAAGTTCATCAAGCAGCGGCGGCATCACCTGGGGGTGCAGTTCTGCCAGCCGACTTATGAGCTGGTGATCGACGAGCTGGTGGCGCGTGGGATGGTGAAGCTTCCGGGCTATCGCGATCCGGCCAAGCGCCGCGCCTATGTACGGGCGCTGTGGGTCGGCGAGCCGCTGGGCGCGTTGAATGAACAGGTCGAGGCTCGAGCTGCCACTGAGCGCATCGCCAACGGCACCAGTAATGAAACGCTCGAGACGATGGCGCTACACGGCGAGGACTGGTTAGACGTCGCCCAGGATCGTGCTCGCGAGATCCGGTGGAAGCGAAATAACGGCGTGCCAGTCTTCGTCGGCGGCAAGGTTCATGATTCGCCTAACCCTGATGATGTCGACAAAGAAACCGAATGACCCGCCAATCCGGCGGGTCTTTTCGTAGGAGACCCCAATGCATCCTACCGCCTATGAGCTGGCGGCCAGCCGCCCCTGGCTGATGACCGCTGAGGCCCTGGATAGCGTCATGGCAGTGGCCGACCGCCAGGGCGATGTCGAGGCCCTGGAGGCTCGGTTGGGCCGCCCGCTGGATAATACCCATGCCGTCACCGTGCGCGACGGCGTGGCGGTGATCCCGGTGACCGGGCCGATGATGCGCTACGCCAACCTGTTCACCAAGATCAGCGGCGCCACCAGCACCGAGGTGCTGGCCACCGACTTCCAGACTGCCTTAGACGATCCGAACATTAAGGCGATCATCCCCTTGTATGACACCCCGGGCGGCGAGGCCACCGGCATCAACGAGCTCGGCGACCTGATCTACAACGCCCGGGGCCAGAAACCGATCATCGCCTATGTCAGCGGCATGGCGGCCAGCGCGGGCTACTGGACGGCCAGCGCCGCCGAGGAGGTGGTGGTCGACGACACCGCTCAGCTTGGCAGCGTCGGCGTGGTGCTGAGCCTGCGCACACGAGAGGACCGCCCTGGCGAAAAGAGCTACGAGGTCGTGTCCAGCAACGCGCCGAACAAGCGGCCCGACGTCGAGACCGAGGCCGGCCGCGCCCAGCTGCAGACCCGCGTCGACGAGCTGGCCAACGTGTTCCTGGACAAGGTGGCGCGCAACCGCGGGATTCCGCGCGACCAGATCAACGACCGTTTCCGCCAGGGCGGCATGGCCACCGGGGCCATCGCTGTGGAGCTCGGCATGGCCGATCGCCTCGGCTCCCTGGAATCCCTCATCGCCGAGCTGGCCGGCTCTCCCGCCAGTAGCCAACGAAGGAGTCCCTCCATGACCACCGTGAAGACCACGGCCGAGCTGCACGCTGCTCTCGATGCGGGCGCCGACCCCAAGAGTATTCAGGTCGCCGCCCCCGAGGCTGTAGATACCAGCCAGATTAAACAGTCGGCGGCCGAAGAAGCCACCACCGCTGAGCGCGCCCGCTGCAAGGGCATTCTCGAGCTGGCGTCTGCCGGCTATGAGGAGGAGGTCGCCGCCGCGATCGACGATGGCACAAGCGTTGAGGCTACAGGCCTGAAGCTTTTCAAGGCCGCCCAAGAACGGGGTATTGGCTTGTCCGATATTGCTGCCGATGGCCAGGGCGTAGCGGCGGCACGCCCACCCCAGCAGGACCAGGAGGAAAGCGACCGTAGTTCTGTCGTCTCGGCTGTCAGTTCCGCCTGGAAGACTAAATAACGGCGGGTGCCCCGCTAACACCAGCGATAGAGGATAACGCCATGCCAGGCATGACCCAGACCAACCACCCTGACCGTAACGGCATCACAGCGGGCAGCTTCCCGCGCCGCTTCATGACCGTGACTATCGAAGCCGGCCAGGTGCAGCCCGCCGGTGCCGTACTCGGCAAGGTGTCGGCTAGCAGCAAATACAAATTATCGGCCACCGCCGCCGGTGATGGCAGCGAATCACCCGTCGTGGTGCTTTTCGAGGACGTCGACGCCACCGATGGCGCCGTTGACGCCGAGGCGATGATCAGCGGCGACGTCCGCGCCGACAAGCTGAAAATCGGCACAGGCCATACCCTCGAAACCGTACGCGATGCCTTGCGGCCCCTGTCCCTGTTCATCGACTAACCGCAACGATCAACGGCGGCCCCGGCCTGCGCCTCACTAATACTTACCCGACAGGAAACACCCAATGCCTGTGAATCTTTTTGATACCCGCACCATGCTGGAGTCGGTGGAGCAGATGAAGCGCGCACGCCGCTTCCTGACTACGACGTTTTTTGGTGCCACTCCGCGAAACTTCACCACCAAGCATGTCGACATCGACATCATTAAGGGGCAGCGCAAGATGGCGCCCTTCGTGCGCCCCAATCGTAAGGGGCGCCTCGTCGATCGCTCTGGCAACGTGATGCGTTCCTATACACCGGCCTACATCAAGCCAAAACTCGAGACTACCGCCGGGCTGCTGCTCAACCAGCGTTCGCCGGGTGAGGCCATCTACTCCGCGCGCACACCGCTGCAGCGCGCGGGTGAGCAGATGGCTCGGGATTACGAGGATCTGGATGACCAGATCAGCCGCCGCGAAGAATGGATGGTGGCTCAAGCGCTGACCAGTGGTCAGGTCAATGTGGTGGGCGACGGCGTCGATGATGTTGTCGACTTTCAAATGTCTTCCAGTCACATCATCACCGAGGTCACGGCCTGGAATGAAGCCGGTGGCGACCCGATTGGCAATCTTCGCAAGTACAAGCGTCTGGCCGCCAAGGACTCCGGCCGCACCGCTGGCGCGGCGGTGCTCAGCGTCGAGGCGGCCGATGCCATGCTAGATAACGAGGATTTCCGTAAGAAGCTCGACACCCGCCGCATCGACCTTGGCATGGTTCGCCCCGAGGAATTGCCGGACGGCGTGACTTATATCGGCTATCTGCGCGATCCGGGAATGGACCTCTACGTCTATGAGGAGTGGTACATCGATGACGGCGGCGATGAGCAGCCGATGATCCCGGCCGGTGGCCTGGTCGTCGGCCCGACTACCAGCCGCTGCTCGATGCTCTATGGCGCTATTCAGGATGTGAAGGCGATCGAGGGCGGGCTGTTCGACGTCGACCGCTACCCGAAAAGCTGGATCGAAGAAGATGAGGGCGTGCGCTTCCTATCGATGCAGTCTGCGCCGATGCCGGGCTTCCATGAGCCTGACGCCTTCGTCTTCGCCACTGTCGCTTAATCTCACCCCGCTGCGGCGGGGTGAGCCGTTTTCAAATTCTTTCGTATAGGAGGCCATCATGGCCGCTAAACAATATTTCGTCGCGCGCGGTGAGATTCATCGCGATGGCAAAGTAATCGCCCGCGAGGGTGACTCATACACGCCGAAGAATGCCGCCGAAGAAAAGCGCCTGCTGTCGCGTGGCGTGATTATGGAAGACGTCGAAGACGACCAAGACAGCGAGGACGACGATTCCGGCGCCGGCGGCGGCGCCAAAAAGTGAGCGTCTTTGACGACGAGGTCGCGGCGGATCTTCCCGGCATTTTAAGCGATGCCGGGGACCCGGCAGATTATGTTGGTGATGCGTTCACAGCCGAAGGGATTATGGTTGTGATCGACCGTGACTGGACAGTCTATGACCAAGATCAGCTGCCCATGAGCGTGAACACGATCAGCGTGATGTTGGCCGATGTGCCGACCTCAAGCCGCGAAGACACTATCACCATCGGCGAGAAGACCTGGAAGGTGTGGCGCATCCTCGAGGATGACGGGCATGTGCGGCGCCTAGAGGTCGGCTAACCAAGGGGGGGCCCATGTTGCAGTTTCGCCACGATATTCGCGATCTGCAGCGCCTCAAGGATCGGCATGATCCTGCATTGGTGGAACGGGCGTTGCGTCGTTCGCTGGACGCCACCAGCCGCAAAGCGGCGACGCATATCTCACGCGACCTGCGCGGCACTTACGCCATCAAGGCCAGGGACGTGCAGCGGCGACTGAAAATCGAAAGGGTGCGCCGGGATGCTACGCGGGCCTTGGTCTACGTCGGCCGGCGGTTGCCGCTCGAGCAGTTCAACCCCAAGCGGCGCTGGGTCAGCGTTGAGCCACGCCGCAAGGTCAAAAGCGGCCCGCGCAAGGGTTCGCTTGCCCGCCGGCGCGGGGCGACGGTTCGGGTTCGCAAGGATAAGGGCCGTCAGGTCGTGCCGGGCGGTTGGTACGCGAAGGACCACATTCTGAGGCGTGCCGACGCCGACGATAACGCCAGTGATCCGCGCATTCAGTTCGGCCCCTCAATTCCGGGGATGGTCGCGCATCCTGCAACGATCAACAGCGCTCAAGAGCTGGTGCGCCGAGAGCTGCAGCGCGAGTTCAACGGACGCCTTGAGCACCTGCTACAGCAGAAAACGGGGCAGAAATGAACGATCCCGATATTACCCAGCTGCTAATCGGTCGCATCAAGGACCAGTGCCCCGGCTTCGCCACCGTAGAGGAAGCCTGGTTTGCCGCGCCGATTGACGATTTCGACGCGGCAACGCCGGCTGTGCTGCCCTACCTCGCTGACGATGGAGCGGCGGGCGAGGTAGAGACGCTACGACCCAAACAAAAAATCTCGATGACCTATGGCGTGTGGCTGGTGTGTAAGCGTGCCGAGTTCAAGGCCCAGCGACAGGCGCTGCGCGAGGCGCTTTTCGGTTACGGCTTTAGCGAAATGCACGATCCCATCGCCTACCGGGGAGGCGAGACAACCGACATTCGCGGCGACCTGATCTGGTGGCGGGAGTTTTGGACGGTCGGCACCTGGTTGAGCAAGTCGCCCAACGCATAACCCCCGTTACGCGGGGTTTTATCTCTAAGGAGGATCTGATGGCTACCCGTCAGGGCGGCGTCTATCGCCGCAAAAATGGCAAGACAGCCCGCGTTGTCGAGCCGGCCGCCGACCAGCGGCTGGGCGCTCATGCTGTGCATCCCATCACAGGGAATGCCAAGCCGGATTCTGTCAAAGGCGCCGCCACCGGCGGCACTAAATCCACACAGCTAAAGGGTGGTAGCGATGCCGACGCCAATTCTTGAGCGCAAAAAAGCCGTTGTTGCGGTGATCGAGCCGGCTTATGGGCAGTCGCCGGAAATTGATACCGGCACGCTGATTTTGGCCACCGATTTTTCGGTAACCCGGTACGAAGGTGATAACGTCGAGCGTCGCCGGATGCGCGATCATTTGGGTGGCTATGCGCAGATCAATACCGGCCCCAATGCTAGCCTAGACATCACCGTGCCCTGGAGCGGCAGCGGCACGCCGCCCCAGGTCGGCACATCGGTAACGGCCCCGGCGCTCGGCGTATTGCTGCGCGGCTGTAAAATGGCCGAGTTGGAAGACCTCGACACTGGCGAGGTGAGCTATGCACCGATCAGCGATGGCGAGGGCGAATCGCTGACATTGTATTATCTGCACGATGGCCAGTTGCAGCGACTGAGCGGCGCGCGTGGCACGGTAAAGGGGCAGGGGCAAACGGGTAACCTGCCAACAATCACCATGTCATTTACCGGGCTCTACAACCGCCCTGTTACCGCCTCGCCGATCACCTTGACGGTTAAAAATCAGGCCGATGAAGTGCCGGTCAATTTCCAGAACACCACCAAGTTCTCGGTGCTGGGATATGATGCCATTGGCCAGAATTTCGCGTTTGACCTGGGCAATACCGTCAGCCATCGCAACCTCGTCAACTATGAGGGGGTGTTGATCACCGACCGGGCCGCGACGGGTACTATCGCGTTTCAAGCGCCGCGCCTCGCCGATTTCGACGTGTTCGAGAAAATCGAATCGCACCAAGGGGTGACCGCCGGGGCTATCGAATTCACGCACGGCACCACCCCGGGCAACATCGTGGGCATGCGCACGGTGAATTCGCAGCTGACCGGCTTGAGCGAGCAGGGCGAGGACGAGATTACCCACTACCAAACCAATGCACGCCATCTGCCGAAAAATGGCGATGATGAAATGGTGCTTTTCTTCAAATAGCCCATTATCGGTAACGCAACAAATAACGCAATAAAGAAATAACGCAATGACGACAGCGCCCGCTTATCGCGGGCGTCGTCGTTTCTGACCTTTAAAAAGGAGCTGAAAACATGGCCGCATCTTTCAAAATTGGCGTGGCGTCCGTCACTAAAACTATCGATATTCACCGTCCTGGCATGGAACCCGAGCAGTTTACGGCCGAAATTCGCGTGCGCTCGCTGGATGATCAAGAGGCACTCGATAAGAAGCTCAAGGCGGCAGAAACCCATAACACCAAGCATGTGCGGGAAGACTTGCTGGCCCTGGGCGGCATTGTTGGGGCCGACGACAAACCGGCCGAGAGTTCCAAAGAGCTGCTCGATGCCGTTTACAAAGACCCCTATGCACACGTCGCCCTGTGCAAAGCCTGGGGCGAGGTGCAGCGGGGCGTGTCGGAGCATGTCGCAAAAAACTAAACGACCTCGGCCGTGCCTGGGCGCGCGGCCGGGGTGGCGCCAAGAATGAGCTAAAAAGCGACCTGGAAGCCTGGGGGGTCGAGGCACCCCAGCGCCTGCAGCAGCCGAGCCACAACATTATCTGGCCCGAAAACGCCCAGGCGTTCGAGGTGTTTCGCGACTGCGCAAGCCAATGGCGCTATATCACCCCGGTTGGTGCCGCACCGGTGCCGACCGGCATAGAGCGCACGGCATTGGCCAGCTCAATGCAGATGCTGGGCATAGACGATACCCGCGACACCCTGAAACGGGTGCAGCACATCGAGGCCGGGGCCTTGGCGGTAATGCGGGAGTGATTACAGCGGGTCGTTGGGGTCCAGCCCGCAGCGTTTCAGGTAGCGCCGGCGCTGGGCGTCGGGGCTATTCCACGCATCAATCGCGAACAGTGCTGCAATGCTGATAGCTACTCCACCCAGCGCGGCCGCCCAGCCAATCATCGTAAAAATGGCAATGATAACGGCGAGGCTTAATAGCGAGCCGATGGCCCGCATCACGCCAGGCATCAAACCGCTGACGATGAGCAACACCACCAGGATGGCGAATAACAGTAGTCCAATCATATTTGTCGTCCCTGCATTGATTCTTGATTAGCCATTATCAGCATACATCCCGCGCGGCGGGGTGGCATTTCTCAGTCGGGTGATTTTATGGCGAAGCAGTTTAAAACCACGTTCGTGATCGATGGTGACAGTCGCGGCGCCGTGGCTGCCCAGCGTGACGCTCGCCAGGAAACCGAAGCCCTAAGCCGCGAGATGGCCCTGGCCGAGCAGCGCGGTCAGGAAATGGCCGCGAGTTTCGAGACGGTAAAAAGCCGCGCCGCTGGATTCGCCACCGTGGTGGGCGCCTCGGCGGTTTCGCTGGGGGCGATTAGCACCGCGCAGATTCAGGCGACGCAGCAGGCCGGCATTATGGCCGATGCGCTGGGCATGAGCGTGCAGCGCCTGCAGGAATTGCAGTATGCCGCGAAACAAAAGGGTATCGACGATATTGGCGATACCCTCAAGGACGTTTCGGACAAGATCGGCGACGCCTTTGCTAACGGCGGCGGCGAGGCAATGGATGCCCTCGACAACCTCAATTTGTCAGCCGAGCGGCTGATTGAGCTACGCCCCGATGAGCAGTTGCTGGCGATCGCCCAGGGCCTGAAAGACCTGCCAAAGGGTGAGCAGGTCAACGTGATGGAGTCGTTGGGCAACGATGCCATCAAGCTGCTGCCGCTGCTGGAGGACAACGGCCGGCTGCTCGAGCAGCTGGCCGTGCAGGCGCATGATGCCGGCGTCGCGCTTAGCGACGTCGACAACCAGACACTGCTGGCGGCCGGCGATGCGCTGGGAGAAATGCAGGGCTACGCCGAAGGCCTGGCCAATCAGCTGGCGCTCAAGGTCGCGCCCTCGATTACCGAAACCACCGAGCGTGTCGGTGAGCTGGTCGATGACCTCGGTGGAATGGAAAGCGTGGCCACCGGGCTGATCAATACCGCCGGTGGCCTGGCGGCCGTGATGGGTACGAGGTTGGCGGTATCGCTTGCGTCGGCGACAGCGGAAGCGGCGAAGAAAATCGCCGCCGACATCGCGGCAGCGCGCGCAGAGCTTAGGGTAACCCAGCAAACGGCGCGGCGAGCCGCTGCCGAGCTACAGACAGCGCGCACCTTGCAGGCTCGCGCTGTCGCTGATGCCAAAGCCCTCGCCGGCACCAATGCCCACGCCTTGGCGATGGATAACCTGGCGCGGGCCAGCGCGCGCACCACCGCCGCCCAGGCGGCTAACACCCAGGCGGCCAATGCCCAGGCCGCCGCGATGAAACGGGCCAGCGGCATGGCGCGGGGGCTTTCTGGGGCGATGGCGCTCGTGGGCGGCCCAGCTGGCGCGGCGATCCTGGCTGCTGGTGCCCTTTATACCTATCGCGAGGAATTGGGCCTAGTCTCGAAAGAGGCCGTCATAACAACCCAGCGCATCGATAGCCTGACCGATGCTATCAACCTCAACAACAAATCGGCGGTTGAGGCGGGCATCGTCCAGCTTAGCGCCGAGTATTTCCAGCTCGGCCAGGATGCAGCGGCGGCTCAGGCGCGCATCGATGAGCTAACGGCGGCCCAGCAGAATGACACGCGCGGGGCGCGTCAGAACCTGCAAAACATGATGCGGCTCGAGGATGCCGAGAACAGTCTCAAGAGGATACAGGCCGAGCAAAAAGCAGCAGGAGAAGGCGCCGACGAGCTGCGCGAGGTGCTGGCTAGCGTCGGGGATCAGACCGTAAAAACGGCCGATTCGACCCGCACCCTGGCGAAAGAATCAGACGAGCAGACGACGGCATTCAGTGACCAAGCCAACGCCGCGCGAAGCCTGGTCGATGAGCTCTACCCCCTGCAAGCCGCGCAGCGCGAGTATGCCGACGATAAAGCGGCGCTGATTCAGTACGCGCTGCGCGAGGACAAGAGCAACGAGTGGCTGGCCGAGTCGATGCGCCGGCTTGAGCGGCAGTACAGTAATGCCGGCAGCGCCGCCGAGACCTACGGTCTCGAGGCCGCGCGCGCCGCAGAGGGCACCGAGACCGCGTTTGATGCCACGGTGGTGGCCATGGAGCGCGGCGTCGAGCGAATGGATGATGCGTTTGTCGATTCGTGGCGCTCGCTGCTCGACGGCTCAGAAAACGCTTTCGACGCTTTTAAGAACATCGCGCTGGACACCCTGGCCGAGGTTATCCACGCCTACACCACCCGTCAGATTACCGCCTCGCTCGGCGCCTCGTTCAGCGGCGGCGCGACTGGTGGCATGGGTATGGGCAGCCAGGGCGGCGGCTACGGCAGCCTGCTGAGCACCGGCAAGCAACTGTACAACGGATTTTCGAGCGGTTTCGGCAATGTTGCATGGACCGGGGCGAGCAATACCGCGTATGCCGGCGGCTGGGCAGGCAGTGCGACTGGCGGCGTTGGTCAGTCGGGCCTGTGGGGCGGCTCAACGTCGAATTTCAGCGGAATGCAGGGTGTTTACTCTGCTGGCGCTGGGTATATCGGCGGCAAAGCCGGGCAGGCAGTGTGGGGCAGCGATCGCGCTAACTCGAACTATGGGCAGATGGCCGGCACCGCCATCGGTACCTATTTCGGCGGCCCCATCGGCGCCGGTATCGGCTCGTTCCTGGGGAGTGGTGTCGATCAACTGTTTGGATCTGGCCGCAGCTCATATGGCCAGATTGGCCAGGAGCTCAACGCAAAGGTCGACGCTCACGGCGTTTATCGCTATGACCGGCTCGACAAGTACCAGAACTACGCCCGCGACTCGGCATTTGGCACGATCGGCATCACGAAGAAGCAGAAGACCGACGATGCCGCACTGAAAAAAATGGTCAAGCAGTTCGTCGAGATCGACAACGCTGTTGCTGCCGTCATGACCGCCAGTCAGCTTAAACATACGCAGAAGGCCTTGGATGGCTGGAAGTCGAGCAAAACCGGGGACATCGGTTCGATCGTTGGCCAGCGCCTGAATGCGGTGGCCGGCGCAGCAGGCACGCCATTTACGCGCTCATTGCGGCGCCTGAGCGGCGAAGACCTGGTGCAGGGCATTATCGGCGGCCTACAAATCGAGAACGTCGGGGCCGAAATGGCCCGCGCGGTTGCCCGCGACATGAACGCCGAGTTCCGCGATGCGCTGCGGAGTGGCGATGATATTAGCGCCGCCACCCAGTCCATCCTGACCGCTGCCAATGCGGTCAGCCTGATGGCTGACAGCGCGGAACGTCTCGGGCTTGAGTTCGATGCAACCGTGACCGGCGCACTGGCGGCGGCCGATGATTTGCAGGAGCTGGCCGGCGGCGTCAGCAATCTATCATCGCAGCAGCAGGCGTATTATCAGGCGTTCTTTAGTGACCAGGAAAAGTTCGCCTATCTTGCCGATAACCTGGCTGATCGTTTCGATGACCTGAACCTTGCGATGCCTGATACCGCGTCCGGTTTTCGCGACCTGGTCGAAGCGCAAAACCTGATGAGCGAGGCTGGGCGCGAGCAGTACGCTGTACTGATGCAGCTTGTGCCCAGCATGTCACAGTACCTTGACGTAATGGATCGGCAGCATAGCCAGCTACAGAGCTGGATCGATTCGCTGCTGCTCTCTGATCAGTCGACCCTCGACCCGAGTGAGCGGCTGCAGGAATCTCAAACGCAGTATGCGTCGCTGCTGGTGCAAGCGGAAAATGGCGACGCCCAGGCGATGGGTGACCTGGGCAACGTGGCACAGCAGTATCTGCGCGAGGCGGCCAGCTACTACGGCCAAGCCTCTGGCCAGTACGGCTCGCTGTTTGACGAGATCCTTGACGCGGCCCGCGGGCTCGGTGTGGAGGTTGACGGCTCGCACGCCAACGGGCTCGCCTCAGTGCCCTTTGACGGCTACCGCGCAGAGCTTCACCAGGGCGAAACGGTGTTGCCAGCACCGATTGCCCAGCTCTACCGCGATAGTGCCCCAGGCGGCGGGCAGCGTGACGCCGACCTGTTGCGCGAGCTGCAAGCGTTGCGGCGGGAGTCTGAGGCCCTGCGCGACGAGGTCCGACAGCTACGCGGCGACAGCGCCCGTAACGCGGATCGTGCGGCCGCCCAGCGCGACCGCCAGTTGCGCGAGCAGCAGGGCATCCACCGCAATACCCGCACCCCGGTAACGACCGTCTGATCCGGGGCCTCACCACCCAACCCGAACCCGCCACCCGGCGGGTTCTTTAGTTTAGGAGGGTCGATGACCGACGCGGCCTTTCAGGCCTGGCTTGATGACCACGCCGCCACCCGCATCGTGCTAGCCGAGCTGGACCATGCCGCCGGCACCGAGTACGTGGCCACCCACCCCTATATCTCGCGGCCGGGCGATAGCGACCCTAATCGCATTCACGACGATCTACTCGCCGAGGCGATTGACATCGAGACCCGCATCGATGCCCGGCTGACCTTCGGCCAGGTGCGGCTGATCAACGACGGTGAGCTCGACGACTGGCTGGGCTATGCCTGGGCGGGCCACGAGATCCGCTTGTATCTCGGCGGGCCGGATTGGTCGCGTGACGATTTCCGGCTGCATGCCCGGGGTATCAACCAGGGTATCACCGGCGCCCGGCGCGGCGAGCTGGCGTTTGGCATGCTCGATCAGTCGGCGCCGCTCGACGAGCCTATCGACACCGGCAGCCTGCCGCTGGATGGCGGGCCGGTGCCGCTGGCGCTGGGCAGCGTCTACAACGCCCCGGCGTTTCGAGTGTCGACCTCGGCGCTGAGATACCGGGCCTCTTATCTCGCGGCGGCCACGTTTACGCCCAAGGAGCTGGGCAATGGTGTGCCGCATACCGACGACCTGGTCGGCGGCGAATTCACCCTCGATAACGCCCCGGGCGGGGCGTTGACCGTCGACATCGACGAGGCCCACAACACCCCGGCTCAGGTCGTTAGCTGGGTGGCAGCGCAGTACGGCATCACCGTGGCCGAAAGCGGCCTGCCGGCCTACGCGGTGGGGCTTTACTACGCCGATGCGGTGAGTGGGCGACAGATCCTCGATGACCTGTGTGTAGGCATGGGCGGCTACTGGTATCTCAATGCGTTGGGCGAGCTTGTAATCAAGCAGCACATCGAGCCGTCTGGCGTCGATCTGACGCTCTACGCCGACGACATCATTGCCAGCACCCTTGAGCTTATCGAGACGCAGGCGCCCTGGTCGGCGCTAACGCTTCGCTGGGGCCGCAATTTCTCGCCACTGAGCACTGTTGCCGGGACGATCGAGGACAACGACGCCACCGAGGCTGAGCGGCTAAAACGGCAGTGGCGCGAGTCTACCGCCGCGCAATCATTGCCCGGCTACCCGCAAGCCGAGGGGGCGAGCCGAGAAAGCGCTTTAACGACTAGCGCCGACGCGGACACCGAGCGCGACCGGCTGCTGGCCATGCGCGCGGTGCGGCGTGATGTCTGGCGCATGGATGCCTTTCTGCCCGAGTCGAGCGTCGGCCAGGCCGTCACCGTCGATGTGGCGCCATTGGCGGGGCGGGCCGGCCGCATCATTTCCGTGAACCGCGCCCCGACGCGTGGCATCACCACGCTGGAGATATGGTTGTGAGCAAAAACCTGCGCATGATCGTCGACAACCTGCACGACACCGCTACGCTGACCGCGACCTCAGAAGCGCTGGCGGTGGAAAATACGCAGCGCACCGGCCGTGCCTACCCCTGGCGTTCGACGGACCTCGCCGAGCAGGTGATTACCGCCACACTGCCGACGCCTAACTTTATCGATGCTCTTGTGCTCTACCGGCACAACTTGTCGTCAACCTCGACCGTTCGTCTCGAGCTTCTCAATGCCGGTGAGGTTGTTTATGACACCGGTGCGGTTACCGTCTCAGGGCTTATACCTCTTGGCGACTTTCGCTTTGGCGTTGACCCCTGGGGGGCCACGCTGACTAGGGATCTGCCAATTAAACAGGCGCCTTTCTGGTTCCCGGCAACGGCGATTACTGGTTATCGACTGACATTTAACGACCCCGACAATCTCGACGGCGTGATGGAGGTTGGGCGAATTATTACGGGTCAGGTGGTTAGTCCGCAGTTTAATGCCAGCTATGGCGTCGAGCTTGAATGGAAAGAAGCCGCCGAGCATATACGCAGCGAAGGCGGCTCATTGCGCACGCTAGGGGGCGGTATTGCGCGCCGTCTGTCCTTCAATCTGGACTTTATGGACGCACGCGGCCGCGCGACGCTGACACGGGCATTTCTGAGAGGTGGTAAGGGGCGTGATATTTACGTGTCGCTTTACCCCGAGGCTGGCGGACTAGAAGAAGCCGAGCATGCGTTTGTTGGTCGACGTGAGGGCAACTACGGACACCAGCATAACTTCTACGCCAACTGGCGCAGTTCATACACCCTCGTGGAGGTTTAAATGGCCCACGTCCCTACAGTGCCAAATTTCGCCCAATTTAACTTCGAGCTAGGCGACACCGATGACGCACTGATTAAGCAGAACGGGCAGAACGCTGCGCTGGTCACGTTCGGCAATCAGTTGCGCCAAACGATGACGACATTAAACACCGACATCGAACAAGTAGCATCTGACAAACAAGCCGCTGCGGAGTCGGCCAACGATGCCAAGAACTTCCGCGACGAGACCCAGGAAATCAGCGAAAGCGGCCTTCCGCCAAAGGCGGGCAATGCTAAGAAAGTGCTGCGTGTCGCCGACGATGAGCAGGGCTACGAGCTGGATGGCCTACTGCGTTTCCTGTTGCCGGCCGGCGCAGTGATGAGCTTCCCCAGCACCAAGGCGCCGGCGGGCTGGCTCAAGCTCAACGGCGCCGAGCTATCGCGCACCGCCTACGCCGATCTATGGGCCTTTGCCCAGGCCAGCGGCAACCTGGCCGAGACAGAGGACGGAAAAGACCCGCTACAGTTTGGGCCGGGGGATGGTGCTACTAAATTCACCATCCCCGACCGGCGCGGTGTATTTCCGCGCGCCTGGGACGATGGGCGTGGTATCGATCCAGGGCGCGGCATCGGCGAGTCTCAGGGCGACCAGAACAAGGCTCACGACCATGGCGGGAGTGTTGGAAGTGACAGCCACAGCCACGATGGAACAACCCAAGCGGGCGGCGGGCACTCACACGGCGGCAGCATCGGATCTGGCGGCAACCATCGACACTCCATTACCACATATGGCGATAGTGGGGCGGATTACCGGAGTCGCGTTAGTAACTATGCAACGCTGCGGCATAGCGGGACGGGCCACACGAATTATGCAGGGAATCACTCGCACCCTCTGACGATTAACGCAACTGCGGATCATGAGCACACGTTTAATACGTCGACTTATACCCATGACCACACCATATCCCTGGACGGTGGCGCTGAAGGGCGCCCCATTAACGGCCCGCTGCTGGAATGCATCCGCTACTGAGGTAACGACATGACCGATACGCTGCCTATCTATCACTATCACCCCTATACTGGCGAATACATGGGCCAGGGTGAGGCCGACCCGTCGCCCATGGAGCCCGGCGAGTACCTAATCCCCGCCCACGCCACGCCAATCGCGCCGCCCGAGCCCCAGGCAGGCTTTCGCCGCATTTTCCGCGCTGGCGCCTGGGCGCTGGTGGAGATCGAGCCGGCCGATCGCGAGCCGATGCATGAGACAGAACCGGACCCCGAGCCGGAAGCGCCGCCCGCCGAGGTCACTCACGATGATCTGCGCGCCGATTTATCACGCGTGCATGACTCATACTGCAATGGGACTACGTCACATCGAGGGGTGGTAATCGCCATCGACGTTGAAGCGCGGATCAATGCCCAGGGCACGCTTGATGCCGTCAAGCGCGGCGTGAAAAAACTGCCATTCCAGTGGTTCGCTGGCAACGAGTCGATCAGCGTCGAGAGCGTCGACGATATGCAGGGCATATTCGACGCCATTTTTGGCGCGCTTGATTGTGCCTATGACGCTAAGAGCGTGGTATTGGCCAAGATCCCAGGCATCCAAGCGCCGGAAGATTACAGTGTTGAGACCGCCTACAACGTAGCCCTAAGCAACGTCTGAATGACCGAGGAACCCCATGCGCCTGATCGGTACTCTCTACAATGCAAGTGGCCCATTGGCGAACGCTACCATCTCATTCGAGGCCACCACCACCACAATGAATGGGGTGCTAGCCGGCTCTGATGCGCATTTCACCACTCAGGAAGACGGCACATATCTTATCGACCTTGAGGCGGGGTTTTACAACGTCCACTGGATCGAGAGTGGCCACCGCGTGCGCCTAGGCAGTGTGACCGCTGACTCGTTCAGCGAAGCCACGCTTCCCGAGGTGCTGCAGGCGGCACTGGTGCCGGTGGATTCAAGCGCGATACAGGACGAGATCGTCTAA